CATGAAGATTTCTGTATGCTCATTGTCGTAACGATTGTATTCCAGGCCGAATAGTGCATTCAAACCTGGCTCTAGTTCTTTAACTAGTTGTGATCGTGATATAGCCATGTTTTATTCTCCTATTATACGCCTGTACCACTTCTAAAGAAGTGATTGTTGATTCTAACAAGAATGTTAGCATTAGCAGAACCAGTATCGCTATTAGCGGGATCCTGACTAATGTCAATTGCTTGTACTACGAAAGTAGAAGCAGTTCCAGAAACGCTAACGTCAAGTTGCACTTCTGATATTCCTGTTTTTGTATTTCCAGTAGCATTGGTTATTGAGTAGTTTTGAAACAGATCTGCTCTTGCGAAAGTCGCATCAGCATTCATCAAAAAAACTGCATCTGGGTCATCTACTACGAACGCTGTGATGTCGCTCGCAACAACTGAACCAGGATAATAGTTTTTCCAAGTCGGCTTTTGAGTAGTAGGATCTGTGTAAAAAACTCCGTTGAATACACCGACTACAGCAGTACTAGTATTAGCAGTTGCTCTTTCAATGTTTCCGCCAGTTACAGGCACAACCAAGTCACCTTGGTAAATTGCAGTATTGTAATTACTTGCAATTGTGTATCTGTTCTGAGCGCCAACCAATGGTGTACCGTCTAGTTTTCTGTACGGTCTAAGACCGAACTTTTCTAACACGTTTGCCATTTTATTTTTACTCCTATTTATTTGTTTAAGTTTAAGCCGACCTTACGATAGGTAGATATAGCCAAAAAATTTTTAGCGTTTACGTCCACCACCAAAGGTCACTCTGGTTTGCCTATCAATATTGATCGGCATTCCTGGGTGCTGTTCCTTCATAAGATCATTTTGTACAGCTGTCATTTGATCCTGAGTAATTTTTGAAAAATACTCATTACGCTGTTTTAAAATCTCTTCTGGTATCCTTGCCAGCACAAGGCCTCCAATCCCGATGAACCCCTGATATTGTCCCTCAGCTATGACAGGATATTTCATTGCTTCGACTGTGTCTTTGTATTCATCAGCCCTAACAAATTCATAACCCTCTCTTAATTTCTTCGATACATTTCCTGCATCTTGAAAACCAGCTACTTCGGTTCGTATCCATCTATGAACATAACCGTATGGAGCAGGGGGAGCATCCAAACTGGATGGTAAAGTCCAACTTTTTTTTCTAGTAGTCTCAGTTCTAGAATCGGACTTGCGTGAAGACTTGTCTATTGTATTCATGTTATCTATCCTCCTTCACGAATTTTGCGTATTCCTCTAGTGGCACCCCTAATTTTTTAGCAATAGCTACCTGTGATTTGGTGAGTGTCACAGTTCGGCGTCCGCTTTGCTTTCTAGAAACTCCAGCAACATTTTGGACGATTTTTTTGTTGCTAGTTCCTTCTTCAGGAGTTTCCTCAGCATTGCTAAACTTAGAAGGAAAATAATCCTTCATTCGTTTATCAATTTCATTATAATAGTCATCACTCTCGGCGTCAAACCCTTGGCTTACAAGTTCGTCATGTAGACCCATTGCCGCTGATGTCATAACTCTATCTCTGCCAAACCATTCGTTCTTTTGTGCCCAATTCTTAGCTTTTGGGCTAATATATGTGGGTTGTTGAACATCTGCTGGTATTTCGTTTTCTACCTTTTTGGCTTCGTTTTCTTTCTTTTTCTTTTCTTTTTCAGATAAAGAAATTCTAACTTTTTCTTTTTCCACCGCTAATCTAGTAAGACTATCATTAGCCTCCATTACTTTATCGGTATCTTGATTATCTAATGCTTCTTTAAGTTGTCTTTTAACTTTATCTCTTTCAGCATCGATTCTAGCATCATACTGTTTTAAATATTCAGTATCAGTTTCTTCGTATTTAACAGAAACATCTGAAAATTTCTTTTGCAGTCCTTTCGCATACTCAAGAGCAGCTTTTTCTCTTCGTTCCGCCTCTCTGTATTTAAAAGTTAATTCTTTAATTCTTTTTTGAGCATTTTCAGAAACTTTGCTAAGATCGTCTACTTCTTTTTCTTTTTTAGTCTCAACTTCTGTTTCTTTTGCTTGTATTGCATCAGCTGTTTCTTCTTTTTCTTTTTTAGTCTCAGCTTTTTCTTTTGCAATAGAGGATATATCCGTATATCCTAAATCAACGTCCTCTTTTTTGATTTCAGAAGCGTGTTTTTCTTTTTCTTCTGTATGTTCAAAATTGATTTTAGTTTCTTGAACATCATCTGTATCAAGTTCTACATCATTATTTTTTGTTTCTTCTACCATTTTATTCTCCTAATAGTTATGTAAGATATTTTCTGGATTTTCGACCGTACCAATTATTTCATCGTCATTTAGAATTCTTACTTCTCCAAGTTCTGTTTTAAATCTGGAGCCAGCATATCTTCCAAAGATTACCCATTGTCCTTCTTGGCACCAAGCGCCTGTAGGAAATCTTTTTTCATCTTTGTAGCAAAGAGGCCCCATTTTAATTACAAGAGCACATACAGTAGCTACCGACATTCTTTCTTGAGATTCATCCGATATATGAATTCCACCTTTTGTTTTTGCAGGTGGTGTATACGGACGTACTAAAATTCTCCAGCCAGTAGGCTCTGGAATTTTGTCTAGCATTTTGGAAATGTCGTTTGGGTCGGTTGGTATTTTTACGTCAGTTTCTTTTTTAAGGTTTGAAACTATCGCTGACCCGTCTGGTTTTACCAAGGTCGTCATCTTCTATATCCTCATTTTTCAGCAGGTATTTAATCACCTGAAGCAGTTCTTCTAAAGAACTGAGTTGACCTCTAGAATATTGAAGTTTATCCACAGTGTCAACACTGTGCACGATATGTTCTTTTTTGACATCCATTAATTTTTTAATTTCAGTTCGAATACGATTTACTGTGTCTATATCCATCATTCGTAGATATATATCAAAACTGTAAATAAATGCAATTATTTTGATTTTTTAGTATTTATAATGTCTGTAGCCTTAATTCCGTATACAGCAGCCACTACTGAAATCCAAAGACCAACCACCCACCATGGCATAGTTTCTAGTTTCTCAAAATATAGATCTAGTTTTTTAGAAATTTTTTCATCTTCTGCAAATACAGAGTACGCTAATAAAAACAACGGGCTTGATAGAACGATGAGTATGAACTCGTCCTTCCAGTCTGATTTTTGTGATTCGAATATTTTTCCTGTGTATTCAATTTCTCCACGCTTCATTTTTTCTGCATGCAAAAGTGCAGCTTCAGACATTGCTACCTCTGATGCTTTTTTATTTTTGTAAATTTCAAGTCCAGCTTTAATTCCAGAACCTAACAAACTCCATGGGAACATAATGCTTAAATTATAACAGAAAATAATTGTTGACTCTAGTTATGGGATTTGATAAGATACCTTTATGATTAATTTTAACAAAGGAGAATAATCATGAACGAAGTAGAAAGACTAATCAAGCGGGGCAGAGAACTAGAAGCTAGTTTTGCTTCCCTTGATGTAAAAATTGCTACTCATAAAAAATATGATGAGTGCAATGTTCTACCGTCTAATCTTCCATACGTAACTGCTGCTGAAGCAGGGAAGGCTTTTAAACTTTTATGTAAAAAGTTTGGAAGAAAAAAAGTATGGGATCGTTTTCATGACAAATGGGTTATGAAAAAAATGCGTATATTAAAATATGCTAACGAACCAAGAAAATGTTGGATCTGCTTATCAGGGGATCCTAACACTTTAGAAAAAGGATGGAGGAGGATCATTCATGATTCGTCTCACTTGATACACAGATACCTTAGACCTAATTTTCAAGGGCACTGTTTTCAGCATGCTGAACTAGAACTTGAAATGGTTAAGTATGTCTTAAATCAAGATTGGTTAAAAGGTAGTCTTAAACCAAAAACATATATCTTATCTAAAGATGAGAAAAAGCAAAATAAAATTAAAAATTTGCAAAGTCTTATTAAAAGATGGGAAACAAAAAATAAAACTACATTAACTTATCTTAAAAAATATAAAACTAAATTAAAGCGTTTAATTAATTAAACTTTGTTAGGAGTTGGAAGAATATTTTTCTTTCAACTCCTTAATTGCTTTAATAAATTTATCCTGTCTTCTTTTTCCAAAAAAAGGAAACATAGTATATAAACAATTAATTGCAGGTAAACCATTAGCACGCCAATGATATTGTCTTTTATAATTATCTCCTCTTGGTTTTCTAACAGTAATAGTTCCTATATTAAAAAATTTTTTAAATTGAACTACGATATCTTCATCCGTCATTTCTAATTGAATTCTAAAATATCGTCTGTCTTTTCCAGACGACCAAATACCAAAACTACCTTCACCTTCAAATACTCCAGCTAAGAAAGCTAATTTATTTTGATATAGTAATTTAGGATATTTTTTATCTAAGTCTATGTTAGATAAATCCATAAATAATTATATTTTCTTTAAAGGTATTTTAATTCCTTGAGGAGTAGGGCCTCTTTTAGGAGGAGGTCCTGATCTCTTACCTGGTAGATTATTTCTTTTTTCTTTTTTCGACACCTTTGATAACTCCCTTATTCTTCGATGCATAAAATACAGTCTCTCCTTTTTTTGAACCATATTCTTTTTTCATCGCCTTCATTATCTTAGCGCCTTTTTTTGTAAGTGGCATTACTTCTTCTCCTTTTTACAGTTACATTCATGATCACACACGCATTGTGTAATACCGAATACTTTACAAAACAGTTCACATAATTTTTGTTTTATTTTTTTAAACATATTATTTTCCTTTTGGTTGATTTTGTTTTTGTGCCTGTAAGTTTAACTTCTCTTTAGCAATTTTCAATCTATCTTGTTGAGCATCTTCTTGTGATTTTAATTTTGTTAAATCTAAAGCAAGATCTGCTTCTTGTCTAGTGAATTGACCCTGTTCTTTCATTTGTGCTTCTTGGGCTTTACGCTGTAAATCCATTGCACGTAAATCTATTTCTTGTTGTTTTAATCTAATTAAAGGATCTTGTTGTTGTCCAGCTACTTGAGCCTCAGCCTGCTGCAGTTGTGCAGTTAATTCTACGATTCGTTTTGCAATCATTTTATTAACTTCTACTTGCATAGCTTGTGCATCTTGTTGTCCAGCAGATCTCATTCTAGGATCCGCTTGTACTAAAGCCATAACTTCTAAAGTTGCTTGGAAACTTACGTGCTCTGATATGTGCGCTTGCATTAATGCATAAACTTGAGGATTGATTTGAACCATTCTAGTCTGCATAAAGATAGAATGCGCTTGAATATGTGAATTATGATCCTGATCTGGGAACACTTGTAACATTTGCATCTGTAATGCTAGTGCATTTTCTTTCGCAGGGTCTATTGGCTGTGGCATCTGAGGTTTATTTAGTAGCATATCAATATTTTTAGTGCCTAAACTCTCGTATACTCGTCTGTATGCTTCATAAATGTTGTGCATTTGCGGATTAGACTGAGCAATTTGCAATTGCGTCTGTGCTAAAGTCACTCTTTGTGCCATAGAGAACAAATTTGGATCCGCAGAAGGTAAAACATCTACTCGATCATCAAAATCTAGTGCTTTAATCGTTCTTTCTCCACCATAAACATCATAAGGATACTCTGGTGGAAGAAATTCTGAACAAATTCTTGCTAAAATTTTAAATTCTTGCTTCATTGCGTAGTAACATCGCTTATGAATAGCTGACATAACTCTAGAACCCTTCTCTAAAAGAGCAATCGTGGTTCCCACAGCCGCTTGTTGGTTACCATCGCCTACTTGTAAGTCTGCGATAGCAGCGAATCGTTGTCCTGAAGCTACTACAAAGTTTAATAATGAAAATAAAGTTTGACTTGGTTCCTTAAACGGTAGCAATTGGAACTGATCTTTGATGTTTCCGCCTGGTGCATCGACATCTCGGAACTCTCCTGGCTGAATTGGTTGGTCGTCATCACGTACTCTCATGCCCCTAGACTTAAATCCAGCAGGTAAATTGGACAACGTACCAGCGTCCAGCAACTGTCTTAGTGCTTCGGTAGCTGTTCTGGTTAATCCACCGATCATGTGAAGCAATCCAAAACCGTAAAATCCTAATCCTGGTAAAAATTTAAAGTGAACAAAGTATTCAATTCGTTTATATCTTGGATCATCTACTCTGTAATTTCTATAAATGGATAAAAGTTGTCCTGTACTTTCTACAATAGTCACGATGTACGGAACTTTAATATTTTTTTCTTTGTTAGGAACATCTGAAGTATATTCTTCTAGATCTAAATCCACATGCATTTCTAATACATTGTATAAAAGTTCGTTGCCTGTAGGTTGAATTCCTTCTAGATCATTAATTTTTTTCTGTGCCTCTGATTGTTCAGGAGAAGGTTCTTGTAAATCTACCTTTTGATAAATACCCAAACTCATTTTTTTTAAAATTTCGTTCTCTGTCATTTGCATGACTTGAGTAATTCTTTCGCATTCCGATAAATCGGTAGCATAATACGGAACTACTAAATCTCTTGGATGAATATATTTAGATACAGGTCGTTCTAATAATTCATCGTAATATACTTTTTTAAAAGTAGATCCTGTTAATGGTAAGTAATACAACATTTGATCTACATCTGTAGTGTACTCTTCCATTTTTTCCATCAGCATATAGTTCATGTATTCTTTTACACGATTGGCTTGTTCTTCTTTTTCTGGAGAAGGGGCTCCTACTACTTGAGTTCGTACAGGGCCATCAGGAGGAAGCAGTTCTTTATACGCTTGCGCTTGAAATTGCACACACGCTTCATTTAGCATGGGATGCGAAACACCGCTTGCTCCTTTAAATGGTCTGTTGAGTGGATTGTATTTTATGCCGAGTAAATCTAAACCTTTAGTAATTGTTTCTTCCCATTCTTTTCTGGAAGACATATCTGATTTGTAATCCGCAATTAAATCATTAGCTAGTCGTCTAGTATCGTTATCATCTAAACGCTCTGCAATATTTTCTGCAAAATTAAAATCTCTTGCTGGTTCGTTGTCCGTGGTCTCTGCTCCGTCCTCCACGATTTCTATTTCATCGACAACGGCTGAGGGATCAGTGTCCTTGGCAAGCGCCTCTTCTTTGGCGATCTGTTCTTCTAAAGATAGATCTGAATTATTTTTTTCAATAGGCATTACTATTCTCCTACCAAACTTAGCACAATTTGCAAGGTTTAGTTTTTGCTAATTTTGTTTTCACTTGTACGTAGGATCCTGATTTATATTTGTTTGCGGATCCGCCACAATTCCTTTTAAGTTTTTTATTTTCTTTTTTATCTTCCTCGTAATCAGGATACATATCAGGAGCGCCTTTATAACCTTCGCCTGGATCTTCTCCTGGCTTTAATAAATTATCTTCATACGAACTTGCGTTGTCTTTAAGATTTTTTAAAATTGCTGCCCTTCTCATATTGGTCTCACTTCTTTCTTTGGCTAGTTTATCTTTGAATTTTGCATCTCCGCCTCCTGATAATTTTTTTGTTCTTTTTTTAAATTCAGAATCAGTCTCTGTCTCAAATCTTTTTGCTGAACCTATGTATAAATGTTTATGCTTAAGCATTCCACCTTTTCTTTTTTTATCTAAATCTTTTACTTTAGTAGAACCTTCTTTAATAACTTCACCAGATCCAACATCAGTGACTTTGTATCCAATTTCTTTTTCTGGATTTAATTTTATAACAACAGGTGGTTTTTTATTTCCCATAATTTTCCTTTAACAAATTTTAGTTGGTTTAGATCTTGCTAATTTATTTCCTCTGGCTTTAATCATTCCTCCACGTTTCTTAGAAACTTCTGGGGCTTGTCTCTCCATATACAAACCAATACCTTTATCAGATTCAGATTCAGATAATTCTTTTTTTCTTTCTAGTTCTTTCTTTTTCAAATATCTTCGTAAATGAGTAATAGGACTTAATCCTTTCATAAAAGGATATGCGTTTGGAGTTTCCTCTTTCAGTTCTATCTCAACTTCAGTATCTATATTTTTCTTTGCCATATTGTTTATTAACAAATCTTAGTCGGTTTACTTCTAGCTAGTTTATTTCCTTTAGATGTTATGTAGCCACCTTTCTTAACTCCAGCGGCTGCTTGAGTAGCATCTGAAAAAAGACTTGCTGTAGGATTAGCAGCTTTAGCTACTGTTTGGGCAACTGAAGTTGGGCTCACCATTTTACTAGAAGATTTTTTCTTTCCTATTAATTTATCAGCCGCCAATGCTCCAAGTATCCCTAAAGCTAATGCGCCTAACATATATTTTTTTGGTTTTAATTTTTTATTACGCATAATATCTATATTCCTTATCTAGTTTAGGTTCATCAGGTTCATCAGAGTACGTACTAATTAAACCGCCTTGTCGATATCTTAACATAGCTTGTGTGGTGCTGTCGACATAGTCATCGTGCTGACCATGTGGAAATGCAGCACATTCCTCTATCACTTCTTCTGCCCAATGTTCTTCTGGAGCCCATACCATACCGCTTTCAAATAAAGGTGCGACAGCATTTGCTCTAGTAAATTTATCTCTACCTTTAGCTGGAACATAATCCATAACTGGAATTCCCATCTTGCGCATTTCTTGAATTAATGGTTGTCCTGTAGCTTTCGCTTCAATCACAATACTTTCTGGTTCCCAATATCGGTGCAAGTCATAAGCAACCATTTTTAATTCAGGAAAGTCCCATCTACCTTTTTGTGCATCTAATAAAATAATATTAGGTTCATATCCTTCTACAGGATAAAATATTCCCCATATAGTAATTGCTGAATAGTCGGCTGTTTCTTTTTTAGAAAACGCAGTATCTAAACTCATGATTACATGTTGTAGATTAGGTATTTGCTCACTCTTCCAAGTCTTCCACCATTCACGTTTTAATATAGCACCCTCTTCTGCAACAGGATCTTGCATATACTGTGCATTCCAATTGTGAACTGAAATAGATGCTTTTACTTTTTCTAATTCTTCTAGGTTCCAATATTCAGGCCAAACTGGGTTCCCTGATTTTAATATAGCTGGAAAATTAATTACTTTCCATTGATCCGACTTCACTTCTTTTTGAGCCTTGATGAGCCTTCCTGTTAAATCATCTTGCGCCCATCTAGTCATAACTACTACAATCGTTCCGCCAGGTTGTAGACGCTGACGAGGACCTGAACTATACCAGTCGTACGCTCGTTCCATTGCGGTGTCAGACATAGAATCTTGTTCGGTATGTGGATCGTCAATAATTAATAAATCCGCACCTCGTCCAGTAATGGAACCACCAACACCTGCAGCAAAATATTCACCGCCATGATTTGTTTCCCAACGTCCCTTTGCTTTGGAGTCCTCACGAAGTTTCACATCTCCGAAAATTTGTTTGTACTCTGGAGTATCCATTAGATTTCGAACCTTAGAACCAAACCTACTTGCAAGTTCTGCGTTGTGCGACACTTGCATAATTTTCATTTTAGGGAACCTTCCTATCATCCAAGCGGGAAATAAGTAGGAAGCGAATTCTGATTTGGTATGCCTAGGAGGCATATTCACAATGAGCCTTTTTAAATCTTTGTTAGCTATCTTAGTAAACTCATTAGCGATAATTTGATGGTGTCCCCATTCAGATTTTTTATTTGTTTTTCTATAAATGAAATCTGGCCAAACTTCTTGGACAAAAGTCAGAAAGTCATCTTGGCATAATTTTATATACTGCAGCTGTTTGCGTAAAACGATATCTCGCAATTCTTCATCGGATAATGTAACTAAATTATTATTGTTAATTTCTACCATCTTTTTGAACCTTACTAAGTTATATCATTTCAGACTATACTGCGTCTATTCAACTTGCACCTTTACACTGAATTTTGGTACCATATTTTTTTTCAACCCTTCGTTGAATCAATAAATAAAAATCGAGTTTGCGATCCTTTATGGCACCCCTACCGTGGTTCGTGTGCAGTTGTTCCGATAACTGTATACTTATCGGAAATCATTTCGTACACCTTTTGTGCTACCTTGTCCCACTGCCCATGCATCGGGAACACCGCATCAGGTACCAAGTCCTGTGGTTTTTCAACCCACGCTAGAATTCTATAAAGTTTCAGCGCTCTCTGCGAGAGGGCTATATTGCAGATCAGAACAGGTACACCGTCCTTAACATGTAGATTAATCCATGACAGCTGCCACTTAGATAGCTTAGGATAGCTGACGTAATCAGCTTTTAACTCCATCCAAAAAGACTTGCCTTTGTATACCCCATATAGGTCAGGTATACCATTAATAGTTCTACTTTCTATTCTTGTGAAACGTATATCTTTCAATGACTCTTTGAGGTGTTTCCACAATTTGGTTTCTCGTTTTTGCTCTGCCATTTTTATTAATCAAACCCTTCTTGATGAGTGTCAGAACTTTTGGGTTGTCCCTAAAGATTTGACACAACTGATTGGTGATAACATTTACCACATGCTCCTCATGTTTGTCATCTTCAAGCGCTGCACCCTCGTCTTTTAATCCTCCGTACCACACTGATGCATGGATCAGTTCGTGAAGTAATGTGTTAGCAAGATCTCTGTCAGATGTATTAGTAGCAATTGTTATTTTATTATTACGAGAATCATATTCACCAAAGTTTTCTTCAGTGAACTTACTGTCGCTGGATGTACCAACGACCACGTCAGAGAAACTAATCTTTATCTTCTTCGGTAGTAATTTTAACAGATCCGACATTGGTTCCTATCTTTCCTGTGGTCAACAGTTTCCAAAACTGTTCTTCGCTAATCGATGACTTCGGCTTCGATCGTTTTTGCGTTGTGCCCATCGATTTTTTTCGAAAGTTCTTCCAACTTTTTTTCAAGTTCGACACGACTCATACCCTCCAGACCACT